CACTATCATGGCAAGTTGTGTCCAAGATGTTTTATGGATAACAAGTATGTGACATTATACATGCGTGGTACAGAGGATGGGGTAAGAGTGTTTAATGCTAATGCGCAAGTTGAAGGGAGTGAGAGCAATGCCTAATTGCGATAAATGCATATGGTCAACACGTTCCGGTAATTGCGTATTATGGGAATGTAAATTCGTAAGCTATGAGGATGCAAGACGGATGATTGAAGAGAAAGAACGGAAAGACGAAAAGACGGTGAGAACCATGAAGGTTGAATTAAAACCCTGTCCGTTCTGCGGAGGACAGCCGGAAATTGTAACACCGGAAGAAACAGATGGTCAGTATTGGTTCATAGCGTGTACGAATGATAATTGTTGGGGTATTGCAGTATCGGATTTTTGCGAAACGGAATCCGAAGCAATAGATAAATGGAATCACAGATGGAATGGTGAAAATAATGAAGATAATGATTGAAGCGACACCGGAAAGCGCAGCGATCACTTTTAAATTGAATGGAGATACATTCAAACAGAATTGGGAATTGGTTGCGCCTGGTCATGCAAAGTCAATAGGAAAATCGTTTGCCGAACAAGCGGAAAACACAGGAAAATACGATGAAGAATGCGCCGAACTTATTTATGAAGCGGTGGACAGCAATCTTGTTGTGCTACAGTTAATGCAGTTGTCGGAAGAATGCGAATAGATTGAGGATATATGAGCAAAACTTATCAGATAGAAATCAAAGAACAGCGTGAATACCGTCATAATATTGTTATTCAGATTGATGATGATGCGGACAGTGATGCTATTTGTAATCGAATAGAAGAAGCACTTAATAATTTGCATGGTGATATATGGAATATTGGCTATACCACCGGAGTAAAAGTTGTCGATATTGGCGAGGATAAAAGTCCGAATTGCGAGTGTGAGGTTTTGGATTATAAAGACTTCCATCATTCAGAAAATGGCGGTGATAAGCATGAAGAATCTTGAGCGTTTTATTGTTGATAATGAGGATGTGGCGGATGTATATATGGCTGATGCTGAATACTGTAGTGATCCAGAGAGAAAAGCCATGTACATCAATGCAGCAGAAAAACACCGCCAGCTTGCTGCATTGCTCAGAGAGTTGCAGGAGCGCAGAAAAGCTGGTAGTTGTGAGGGATGCGTAAGAGAATTTGGCAAAATGTATTTGCTCGTATGTGCGAGTTGCAAAAGACGTTATGCAGACTTATACGAACTGGAAAAGGAGAACTGAATGAGGTACGTACACCATAACAAATGTGCTGGCGGATATGCAATTGATGAAGTTGACCACAAAACATACTGTTTAGGTCGTGTAGACCCTTATTTTGAAATGGAAGTGTTCGTGCCAGAGTGCAAAAATTGTCCGAGGCTGGTTTACAACAACGAAGATAAAATAAGTGACTATATAAAGCGCAAGAAAAGGAGAGCCGATGAAGCGAAGCGAAGTGATTGACGGTTTGCGTTATATAAAAAATTGGGAATGTCACGGTGATTCAGAAATGTATGGAATTGTCGTAGCTGCGATAGAAATGTTGGAACGGCCAGAAGTTATTTACTGCGGTAACTGTAGGCATTATAAACCAATGTCAAATAATTGGGGTACATGCGGAGTGCATAGTAGTCCTACAGAAAAATACAGAACATGCCAAATATGCGATCACTGCTCATGGGCAGAAAGGAAAGTTGATGGATAATAAACAGGCCATTGAATTACTTGAACATCTTGCGTGGGACAAAGACAATGAAGGAAATTGTTACGGAGAAGCGCTTCAAATGGCGATTGATGCACTTAAACAGCCGGAGATCATCCATTGCTGCGAGTGTTCATCATATGGCAAATCTCTTTCCGGAAAATACATGTGTTTAGCGCATTGCACATATCCACAACCTAATCATTATTGCGCAGACGGAATAAGGAGAACCGATGGTTGATATTGGAAATATTTGCGATTTCTGTATGAGTGATGAATGTGATTGCATAATGTGTCAACTTGGCAATCCGTGTTTGGGTTGTGAAGATTATGACCAAATAAATCATACATGCAAAAGTAATGGTGGATGCGTACCAGAAAGGAGAACCGATGGCAAAGACAAAGTATGAGTACGAGAATGATTTTGAAAATTTCATGGATGATGCATTGAATGATTTATCACCAGACTCTTTTAAAGGTCTTTTGGATTTCGTGTCTGTGGTACTGAATAATTATAAGAAAGATGCAGAAGTGAAAATTAATGAGTGATTTTGTTAATCCAACAGGCGGTTGTATTAAATGCGTAAAAAGTGAGTGGGTACGAACAGCGTATTTTTGCGGTAATAAAAAGCTAACAAATAAACAGCTTTACAACGATAAAGGGTATTGCTCTAAGTTTGTGCCGAGAACAGAAATGAAAACCAATGGCGAAAATCTATCAGAATAAAAGTGTTAGTCGTAAATTATATTTCGTTCCGCTTTATCCGGTAAAAACAAGAGGGATCGAAGCAAGCAAAATAGGCGGATATGAAATTGCCTTAACTGATAATGGCAGATGGAAATGCACTAAAGCCGAGTATTACAAAATTTCTCTGTCAGATGCGGAGCGATTTCCTGTTGTCGGAGAAGCGAAGATTGATATTAAGGAATATGTCAAGGGCGCAATACTTGAAGCGCTGGAAAGGAAATCCTGGAATGAAAGCAATTAGGATCGGAGCAGACTATAGACCGAACAAAGTAACTCATTATGATTATCTTGTCAATGATAACGTATCAGTTTCTAAAGTAAGAAAGTGGTTTAAGAATATATATACTTGGTTAGATATTAAAGAAGCGAAAATTATACCGTTAAAAGAAGCAGTAAACCCAACACGATTATTTGATGTTAAAGGAGGATGATTTGATATGACACCAATTATCGAAATGAGTCATGAAGGTCGTAACGGTGGGATTGCGTCAAAATTTAAACATATTGATGGCGCTGTACTTACGATTGTAAGGCTTAAAGATAAAGACTGGAATACCGGAGAACAATTTGAAATTTCAGATGTTGAAAAAGAATTGGCGCATATTATTTTTAAGGATAAGAATTGTATCAAAACTATAATAAATCTGCTTAACTTTTTACTTGAAAATTTTGACAAAATGCAGGAGGGCGAAGATGAATAAATTATATCTTTCTCTTGGCGCTTGTATGCTTGTTATGGCTGCATGTGCCGTGATCGGAGGGATTATTGGCAACTTCATATACACTGCACTTTTCTAAAAAATAAAACAGAAAAGTGTTGACATGAAAGGTTGAATGTGATACTATACACTTACCGAAACCAATACAGAAAAGTTATAAGGAGGTACTACAAAATGAACAAAATGACACTTGACAATTATCCAGACATTCTTAAACCGAACGATATTATGGATATTCTGCAAATCGGAAGAAGCACTTGTTACAAACTTCTCTATGGTGGTTCAATTCCAACTATACGGATTGGCAAGCAATACAGGGTTTTAAAAAAAGAACTTATCAAATATCTTAATGAATCGTGTTCTAATCATACAGATTAATTTCTATCAGAAGGAGTTACCAAATGAAATTATTAAAACGTGATACAGAAAACAGATTTATGGCTTTTTTCGACACGGAAACCGGACATTACGCAAGGACAGGAATTATTGATGATAACGGCAAAGACACAGGTATTGATCCGTTCATGACAAATTTTCCGGAGTTAATTGATGTAGGAATCATGCAGACTTGCGTTTGTGCAGCACTGTGTAATGTCGATTGTTACCAGAAGGCCATAAGTAGAACAGGCGAAAATATGTCTGTAGAAAATTTCAAGCGGATTGTAAATGAGTGCAAAGGAAGAACATTTCAGTTCGCTCTTGGCGGTGCTGGTGATGTAGATACTCATGAACATTTCGAAGAAATACTTTCTATCTGCCGTGAGAATTACATTGTGCCAAACTTCACTACAAGCGGAATTGCAATGACAAAGGAAAAAGCAGAGATATGCAAGAAGTATTGTGGTGCTGTAGCGGTAAGTGAACACTTTGCGCCGTATACAGACAGAGCGATTAATCTTCTGTTGGATGCGGGTGTAAAAACAAACATCCATTATGTTCTGAGCAATAAGTCTATTGATGTTGCGATTGACAGACTTAGAAATAATTCTTTCAAAGAAGGAATTAATGCGGTTGTTTTTCTTCTGTATAAACCGGTTGGGCTTGGCACAAAAGAGAACGTGTTGAGATACGATGATGAACGTTTGAAAGTCTTCTTTGACTTGGTTGATAACATGAAACATCCGTTCAAGATTGGCTTTGATTCTTGTACAATTCCGGCGATTCATAACTTCACACGCAGTATTGATGAAAGATCAATCGACACTTGCGAAGGTGGCAGATGGAGCATGTATATTACATCTGATATGAAAGCGCTGCCGTGTAGCTTTGATAACCAGGAAATGCGGTGGTCTTATGACATTTCCAATGACACGATTCAGAACGCATGGAACAGTAAGCAGTTTGAGAATTTCCGCAATCATTTCAGAACTTCATGTTCAAGCTGCAAGGACAGAAGAAATTGCATGGGCGGTTGTCCGATTCGCCGTGAAATCGTTTTGTGCGCAAGACCGGAAAAATCACTTAAATAATAAAGGAGATATAAAGAATGGACACAAATAAGATTGTTGAACTTTTAAAAGATTACAACTGTAGTGTTGTTAGTGAAGACAGCAAGAATGAAGAAGTTGTTATCAAGGTCTGCAAAAAGACTGTAAAACTTGAAGACATTCCCGATGGATCAACTTTCAAAATCGGCAAGTATGAGTTTATCAAACTTGGCAAAGAATCATGCGGAATTGCTGCACTTCTTAAAGACTTTCTTTATGAAGGTAAATTCGGCAGTGGCAATAATTATTCAGAAAGCGAAGTTCGTGAAAAAATCAATGGCGAGTTCTATAAAGAACTTGAAAAAGAAGTAGGAGAGAACAATATCATTGGACACCATGTACCACTTACGGCGCTGGATGGCCTTAATGATTATGAGTCTGGTATTACCGATAAGGTCAGCTTACTTGACGTAGATCGTTACCGCAAGTATCGCAAACACATTCCTAATTATGGTGATTGGTGGTGGTTGGTTACACCGTGGAGTTGCAAATCGAATGGATATTCGTCTAGCGTGTGGTACGTCTATGGTGATGGACCTTTGGGCGGGGGGGGTGATTGTGACTATTCCCGTGGTGTCCGTCCGTTTTGTATTTTTAATTCTTCAATCTTTGTATCTAATAATTGAGAAAGTTTCCGAAGTCTATGAGTGACAATAAGTTAATAGTAATAAATAAAGCCATTGATTTGTTTGACTATACATTAACAAAAACATCCAACAGAAAGAAGTTTCCGGCAAAATATAGAATAATTGTTGAGAGGATGCAGAATATCAGCATAGACATTTACAAATGCTTATTCGAAGCCAATCGCAAAAGGTTGTATATTCCGGAAGAAAAAGTTAAAAGAAATTCTTTACAGACGGATGCGATTACTTACTGCGATGAATTAAATATGTTTATCGAAACAATGATGAATCACAGACTGATTTCTGCCAGACATTGTGAAGAATGGTCAGATAAAGTTAAGGATGTAAAATATTTAACTATTGCATGGAGAACAAATGAAAATGGCTAACTGGTTATGTGTTGTATCGTCTAACGTGTGTTACGTCAATGATGATGGCACTTTGAACAGGAATGATTGTGACTATTCCAATGGTGTCCGTCCGTTCTGGTGGAAAACGAGGGCGAGTAAGCTGCGTGCTGAAAGGAGAATAACACCATCAAAAGAACACATAACCATTCCGCAAGGATAAATATAAAGGTTCAAAAATATATTAACTAATTTTGAAAAAGTCATAGACTTCGGTAACTTATATAAGGCATATAAAAAATCTAGGCGTGGCAAAAGGCACAAACGCAGTGTATCAAAATTCAGCGCTTTAACACTTGAAGGAATTCATTTATTAAGAGAATCACTAATTAATAAAACATATACCGTTTCATCTTATGGTGAGTTTATTATTTATGAGCCAAAGAAAAGAATAGTAAAATCCGGTTCATTCAAAGACAAGATCGTACAACATTCTTTATGTGATAATGTTTTACTGCCAGAAGCCGGAAAGCACTTTATCGAAAATAATTTTGCTGGACAGATAGGTAAAGGAACATTGTTCGGTTTAGATCATTTAAGAGATGATATGCTGCAATTTTACACAGAGTATGGAATAAAAGGATATGTTTTAAAGTGCGATATTACAAAGTTCTTTTATACAATAGACCACAAAATATTAAAAGATATAATTCGAAAATATTTTTCTGATGAAGATATTCTCTGGTTGTGCGATTTATTTATAGACAGCATAAAAGAAGATATAGGAATACCGCTAGGGAATCAAATCAGCCAGGTTTTCGCATTGATGTATCTTGACGGTTTAGATCATTTGATAACTGAAAAGCTGCAAATTAAATATTGTGGCAGATATATGGATGATTTCTATTTGATTCACGAAGATAAGAAATATTTATAGTATTGTCTAGCTGTTATTCAGAACTATATTCATAGCTTAAAGCTGACATTAAACGGTAAAACGCAGATTATTCCGTTTAAGAATGGGATTAATTTTCTTGGTTTTCATACATACGTAACAAGAGACGGAAAAGCAATAAGGAAACTCAAAGGCGAGAACAAAAGAAAAATTAAGAAGCGGTTATTGAAGAATAGCGAACTTGTAAAATCCGGTAGAATGACAAAAGAAAAATTCTATGAGTCATATAATTCTTGGAGGAATCATGCTTCACACGGAAATTGTGTCAAACTGATACACCAGATGGATAATTACGTAGCGAAGCTAGCGCCATAAATAAACGGAAAAAGATTTGAGGTGATATGATGGATGCTTTAATGTGTAGTGCGGATTTTAATGTAACTTTTAATGGCATGAAATGTAAAGTTTATGCGATTAAGAATACGATGCATCATGGAGAATACAATAGAAGCAATACTATAGAATTTCTTTTGTATTTGTGTGATGAATGGGTTTGGATTTATGCAAACCAGTGTAAGCCGTTTTCCGAAGAAGAAGTTAATGAATAACATAGAGGTAACAAATGGATATTGAAAAGATTAAAAGTGCGCTGAATACATTGCCTGGTTGTCGCTA